AGAAAATCGCCGCGATGGTCACCGGCACGATGATGGTCAAATGGCCCATCGCCCGTTCCATGTTCTGGAACTGGCCGCCCCATTCAAGGTAGTAGCCCTCCGGCAGCTTGATCTTGCTGTCCACTGACTGTTGCAACTCGGCGACGAAGCTGCCGAGATCGCGGTCCTTCACGTTCACCCCCACCACGATGCGGCGCTTGGCCTTTTCGCGGCTGATCTGGGCCGGTCCGTCCGCGACGCGGATATTGGCCAGATTTTCCAGCGCCACCAGGGCGCCGTTGGGCGAGCTGACCAGCAGGCCGCGGATGGTCTCCACGTCGCCGCGGAATTTCTCCGGCAGGCGCACCACCGCGCCGAAGCGGCGCTCTCCCTCGTGAACAGGGGTGAGATAAATAATAAGGCAGAGGTGAGATAAATAGTGGGAAGACTATGGGTGAAGTGGGACAAAGCGTTATTGAAATAAAAAACAATTGCATACAGTAAAAATGCAACACAAGACGAAAAAACCAAAAAAACCGCTGGGACGGTTTCTAAATAGCTTTCGCGAAATATCCGTGTATCAACCCCATAATACTCGCCTCATCTTCCTTGCCGAGCGTGCCGGCCACAGGATCAGCCATCAACATTCCACGGCGCGGGATATTCGCCTTGGGCGCGCCGAATTCATGTACAGCTGGGTAGGGGTACCCATCTTTTCCGACTGCGCCGAATCCTACCGTGACGCTATTGGCGTCGGCGTGGTGGTTGAGGCTGCCCAGCATGTCGCCGTAACGATCCAGCAGTGTGCCGTTGCCTTGCTTGGGGTAGCTCTTGGCCGTAGACGGTTTAAACGGCGACCAGGCGTGGCCGTTGGGGTCTGTTTTGGTTTCGAAGCGGGACGATACCCGTTCTTCCATGCGCTGGCCAATGGCGTCCATCACCGGGCGCATGTCCTGGCCTTGGCGCAGCAGCTGCTGCAGCGCGTCCATGACGCTGCGGCTGTTTATTTCGACGGTGATCATGCCTCACCCCTCAGCCAGATTTTTATGGCCATCCATGCGCCCATCCAATCCGGCATAGGGTCTGGAAGATCGGGGGTTTCTTCCATCCCGCCTATCTCAATGCGTGTGTGCTTCCTCAATACTTCTGCGGCCATGGAGGTTATGTCGATACGGGACAGGTCTGTGATGGGTGGCCACGGATTGATGCGTGGCGTCTCATAGAAGTATTCGCCCAGCAACATGGGCTCTATTTTTCCGTTGAACGAGACAAAGGAACCAATCAGCTTGCCGTCTCCATGGATGCGTCTAATCGGATAGCGCACGAATTATTTCCTCTTTTGCGGCATCTGGAAAGGTTTCTCCCAGGGCCTGAAGTTCGATGTCCATTTTCATGTCGGCATCCTTCGAGTGGTACCCATAAACTGACCGCGCGCATTCTCCAATGCTGGCATGCACGCCGCGCTCCGCCAGTTTCGCCTGAACATATTCCAGCTCGGCCTTGAGCGCCGCCAAGTGCCACGGAATATGCGCTGCAGGGTCAAAGGTCTTTTCGGCTGCGCCAAATGCGGCAACAATCTTCGCGATATCGGCATTCTCGTAAATGTTCAGCCCTGCCTGGCGCAGTGCCGCGACCTCGGCTATTTCGTGCTTGAGCGCGGCTGATCCAGGCAGGCCGCCCTGGGCGATTTCATGCAGGATGGCGGGCCGGATCTGGCTGATATAGTACTCCGCGCTTTTCACCGCGCCAATGTCCGCCAGCAATGCCGGGTCGAGGTTTTTCATTTTCAGGATGTCGCTAGGCGAAAGTTCCGCTACCACCTGGTTCCACAGCGCGCGCGGCGAGGCTCCGTTGAGGTTTTCCATGCCGGCCAGCTTGTCTGCTGCGATCTTCTCCAGATTCGCCGCCCACGCGCCAGCCTTGCCCGGATTGTAATCAAACCCAGGGGATACTCCCTTGGGCACTTGCATCACCTCGCCGGTGCGCTTGTTCTTCCATTCGACGAACTCTTCCGGCGGGGCTTGCTTGACCAGCTGCTGGCCGGTGGGCGATAAACCCTTGTCGTATTCGGCCTGGCTCATGCTCATGATGCGGCAGCGGCAGCGCCAGCCGTTGGGCGGTGTGTGGGTATTCCAGAAGGGGTGATCGACCGGCAGGGTGAGGTTGTCCCATGCTTTATGGCTGGCGCGCACGCGCTCGTCGCGCTTGGTGATGTAGCGGATATAGGGGCTGGTTGCCTTGTTGCGCTCGATGCGCTGCCACAGGCCGGCGCTGTAGGCCTGGCGGGTGTTGATGTCGTAGATCAGTTTGAGGCGGTTGGCGTCGAATTTGGTGATGACGGTGTCGCCGGTCTTGGGGTCGATGACGGCCTTTTCGCCCCACCAGCCTTCAGTGACCAGGATGTCCTTGATGCCGCGCATGAAGTCGCGGCGGCCTAACTCCCCCTTTACACTTAGTGTAATACCATCATGAATGGCCTGCAGCAGGTCGAGGCGCGCCAGGCGAGAGACGGTGAACTGGTGGGCATGCTCTTCGTGCCATAAATCGCGCCAATCGAAGGTCTGAGTCAGGAGCCCGCGAGCTTGCATGTAGGCTACCGCCTCCTCGGGGGGAAGGACGGAGAGCTGGGCTAAGAGTTTGGTGATGTCTGACATACCCCCTCCCTAGCCCTCCCCCTCGCACCCGCAAGGGGCATCCCCGCCGAGAGCGGCAGCAAGCTGCTCGCTCTGGCGAGACGGGAGAGGGGATAGTTCGATGCCGGCTTCGCCTAGCAGGCGGGTGGCGAAGGCGGCGCGGGCGAGCTGCTCGGTGAGGGCGGTGGGGTCCATGCTTTGCAGCAGCGCGGGCAGGCGGGCAAGGAACTGATCGGCTGTTTCGCCGTTGGCGTGTGATTCGTCAAGAGCGGCCTGGAGTGGGTCGGTCATGGGCGCGATCACTGGTTGCCAGTCGCCAGATAGCGATGCTGCCAGGACGTCGATGGCGTCAGGGGTTGCGTTTCTCAGGATCGCCGAGAGCGCGGCAAGGGCGGCTGGCGGGTCTTCTGGCTCTGGCTCTTCCGTAGGCAAATCTGCGCCTACCGGGGGCACGGGCGGCGGAACACTAACCGCGCCAAGCACGTCCTCGCCTTCTTTGGCTTCGGGAATCCCCATCTGCTCGTGCGCCCAGGAAGCGGGTATTTTCTTCATGATCGCGGCCAGCTTGGGCAGCGCTTCGGCCATCATGGCGATATCTTCGTTTTCTTCCACGCGGAAGACGAAGCGCGGCAATCTGCGGCGGTCTTCCACGCCGCCCTTGTTGAGCGCAAGCAGCGGATAGACCAGATCGCGGGTGAGCGTGCCGGCCAGCTGGATGGCGTCCGATACCATCAGGTCGCGCCGTACTTCGTTGTGGACATTGCCCAGGGCGTTGGTGCTGCTCTTGCCGTCGGCCTGGCTGGTGAGCGTGCCGCCTAGAATCAGCTTGCTCACGGTGCGCTCGCACCAGCCTACCATGAACTCGAATGGGTCGGACTGGCCCTTGGCCGCTTCCTTGAAGTCGATCGCCATGCCTTCCGGGATGATGCCGGCGGCGTCGTGGCCGATGCTCATCACGGCGCGCAATAAAGTCGCTTTTTCCAGATCGCCGCTGCCGTTGGGGTAAGTGCCCAGGCGCATGGGCAGGCCGTAGATTTCGAGGAACTCGGCCAGGTCGCCGATGGCGTAATTCTTGAACAGGTAGGGCCACGCCAGCCCGCGATGCAGCCCGGCGCGGGAGAGATAACCGGACTTGGATTTGTGAACATGGCTAATCCAGCCGAAGGGCAGCAGTTCCTGGCCGTCCAGGCTCAGGTCGCGCAGGCGGATCTGGGTACGGGTGTCGCGGTCGGTCTGGAACCAGCCTTGCGGGCGGTGGGTGATTGACTTGGGCAGCCACTCCGGGCCGAAGCGCTGCCATTCGATCTCCTGGCAGCTGAAGCCGTGGCCGATGGCATCCAGGGCGTCGAGGATCACGTCCTCGAAGTTGGGCGTGTCCTGGACCATCTCGCGGGCGTAGCTGGCGAGCTTCTTTTCCTTGGCGCTGGCGTTGCGCGGCGGCTCAATGTCCCAATCCAGGGTGAGCAAGGCACGCTTGCGCTTGCCCATTTCTGCCAGGATATGACCGTCCTTGTCTTCCATATCCATGAACAGGTCGTGCTGGGCGCGGATGTCGCCCTGCTCGGCATCTTCCAGGATGCGCGCCAGGCGCGAGGGGGTGAGTCCCCGGCTGGGATGGGTGGCGAACTGCTGATGCAGGCCGCCGACGCGGGCGGTTTGCGGTTCCTGCAAGTCGGCTGACTTGATCGGATTGCCGCTGATATCGACTATGCCTACCATGCGGATCGTCTCCTGTTGTCCTGATTGTCGCTATCGCCATGGCGGTCATGTTTACCGCCGGCGCCCTGGTATTCGATTTGCACCGGCTCCATCTGGAACACGGCGAAGGTGGCCAGCGCCAGCGCGATTGCCGTGTCGCCGTGGCGCTCGCGCCCGTCGCTGCCGCGCACGCGGGCGCTGTCCGGCACCTTGGCCACGCCTTTTTCCATCACCACGGTACGCAAGTCGGCGAGCACGTCGGCATCCTGCGGCAGCGTCAGCTTGGCATCCTCGATCGCGGCCTTGAACGGCGGCATGTTCTCCCGATACCACTCCTGGGAGAGCATCACCTGGCTGATGCGGGTAGCGCCGTATTTCTGCATGGCCACCTCTGCCAGGTATTGCCCGTTGCCGCGCGCGTCCATCGCGCCGGCGCGAAAGCGCGGCAGGCGGTCTAGGATATAAAACAGGATCTGCTTTTGCTGCTCGAAGGGCACGTTGCGCAGCTCCAGCATGAAGGGCGTAACCAACTCCAGCGTGCGGCTTTGCTGCAATATCCAGATGGCAGACAAGTCGCCATTGCGGGCGAAATCCTCGCCGAAATAGTGGTCCAGATTTGAGTCGAGCTTTTCCAGCAGGGGTAATAAGACCTCTTTACACCAGTCGTCGGTTTCGGCCTTGCGGATGTGCTCGGGCAGCAGCGTGAAACCGTCTGGATGACTGAGGCGCACCACCGGGATGCCCGGCTTCATGCAGGCTTCGATCATCATGCGCGTGAGGTAGCGGCCGCTGCCGGCGCTGGGGATCACGTCCAGCTCCTCGGCGGCGTTGTCGCCGTACTGGCTGTAAATCTTGGCGCGCCATTCGCCCTGGGTTTTTTCCTTGAGGCGATCGCCCTGGATGAGCTTGACCCGGTCATACAGGCCATCGTTCAGTGCGTCGTCGAAGGTGGTGCGGTGCAGCGCGTAGGGGGCCTTGCCGGCGCGGATGTCGTTGACCAACTCGTTGAACGGGTTGGCGTCGCCGTTGTGCGAGCTGAGCAGGCGCACCTTGCCGCCCCAGATCAGCATGGCCAGCGCGGCCTTGAGCAGGCCGGGCAGATCGTCGTGGAACGCCGCCTCGTCGATGGTGACCTTGCCCTGCTTGCCCCGGATCGAGCGCGGGCGGCTGGATAGCGCGAGGATCTTCTTGCCGCTGGCGAAGTCGATGCGGAAGGCCTTGATGGCCTGGCCTTCGTCTTCGTAGATGCATTCATCCATGGTGCTGGCAGCGTAGTTGAAAGCCGCTGCCCACATGGCGCAGTCGTCGATGTACTCCCGCGTCATGTCTTCCGAATAGCCGATGTAGAGAGCATCCATGGGGTTTTCTGCCGGGGCGGCGGTGAGCACGGCATCGCAGGCGTCGCACCAGGATGCGCCGATGCGGCGGGATTTCTCCCACACGGCGACATCGGCGGTTTCGGCTACCCAGCGCTGCTGGTAGGGCAGGAGGACGGCGGGGGTGCGATTAGCCTGGTCGATTTCTAATTTAATCATTTTTTGCCAAAATCAACCACGCTGCCGCCGCTTGGAGCGGGACTTGCCCATTCCCGGCGCATTTGATGCGGTCCACCCGATCGGCCAGCCCATCCACCACTCGGCAAACCCCGGCGTCAGGCGGTGACCAATCGAATGCGCCAACGTATCGCGCAGCGGCTTCGATCGCAGCAGCGTCTGCTGCTGATAGCCCGCCTCGCTGTACGGCGATTTGTAGTCGCTGGCGCAGACGGTGGGCAGCATGTGTTTCATCGCAGTCGGCAGGCGGCTCTTGCCCCGATCCGTCAGCGTGGCGCCGCCCGAGTTCTTCCAGTCCCGCGCGCATAACGTCGGTAAACGCGCCATCGCCGAGGGCAGCGTCAGGCCGTTCTTTCGTCCTGGGCCCGCCCTGTTGTCCGAACCCTGTTTTGCGTTTGCCGCGCACAGGGTGGGCATCAAGCGAAGGGCGGTGGCCAGCCCGTCGCCACTCTTCTTGCTGGCGCCTTTCATGTTCCAGTTGCCGCATACCGTCAGCGTTGGCAGCAAGCAGCCACCATCTATTCCGCTGATGGCCTGCGCCGACATCAGACGCGGCAAGCGTTCCGTCGCGCCAGGCGTATCCACGCGCCACGAGTTCGCCGATGACGACATCGCGGCCTCGGGTGCGGATGTACGGGCTGTTTTCGAGGAAGACGAGGCCAGGTCTGACCGCGTCGATGGCGCGGAAGACTTCCGAGACGAGGCCGCTTCGCGCGCCGGAGAGGCCAGCGCCTCGTCCAGCGATTGAAATATCCTGGCAAGGGAATCCCGCTGCGATCTGATCCACTCGTCCCGCCCAGGGTGCGGGGTCGAATTCGCGGGCATCGCCCTCGTGGATGTGCAGATCTTGGAACCATCCATCCTGGGCACGCTCGCGTAATGCGCTGCAGGCGTGGGCGTCCCATTCAACAGCGACAATCGGCTCATGTCCAAGTATCAGGTCGGCGAGTAACCCGCCGCCCGCGCCCGCAAAAAGGTGCATGGTTTGCATTGATCACGCGATCCCCAAAATATTTTTTCTGATCATGTCCAGCGCATCCTCAGACAGCCCGCCCTTCTTGCCGATCGCTTCAACTGCATCGGCTGCGGCACTGGCTTTCTCTCGCACTTCTGCCAGCCATTGTTTCTGCTTGACTGTGGCGTTTGACAACCTGGCCACCATCAGGCCGATATCCTTGATTGAAGCGCCTTCTTCCATCTTCACCAGGACGTCGAACGCCTTTTGCTGCACCAGCCGGATCAGCGCGTCATTCATCGCGCCGGCATCGTCCGGAATGGCATCGGTGATGGCCCTGGCCTGCTCGGTGGCGATGCGGATGGCGGCGAGCTTCTCCTCGAACTCCTGGCCGTAGCGGTGGATGGCGGATTTGCTGATGTCGTAGCCGCGCGCTTTCAGGTCAGCGGAGAGCAGCTCGTAATCGGCGAAATTACCCTCTACCAGCGTCTTGTCCAGCCAGTCCTTTACTGCCGCCGGTAGCTTGGTGATCTTGCTGCGCGGGGCCATGATCAGCCCCAGTATTTTTCTGGGCGTGCGATGCCCGGATCGCAGTCCACGGTATATTCGGCCAGATCCACGCCGTGGCGGGTCAGGCCGGCTGACCAGTGGCCGGTGGGCGTGCGCTCGATCTTGACCAGCTCGCGCTCTTCCAGGTAGTCCAGCTCGCGCCGCACTTCCACTTGCGTGGCGTCCGGGCTGATGGCTTGCACTACCGAGAGGATCAACTCTTCAGCGGCACCGATCGGGCGCGCGTTGTTGAGCGTCAGGATGATGTTCCAGCGCATCATTTCGCGCCGCACCTTGTTTATATCCATTATTTACCCCCTTCGATGCGCAGCATCTTGACTTCATTCATGAGCGCGTCCATGCGCGCTTCCAGCACCGACTGATTGCGGATGGTGTCCTCGCGCCGCGTGTACTGATTCGGCAGATCGCCGCGCATCAGCAGCATTGCCCGATCCGTGTCGCGCGCCAGCTGCTCGATCTGGATGAAGCGTTTTTCCCAGTGTGTATTGGATTCTGTCCGGGCTGTCTCCTGCGTGGCGAAGCGCTCGTCCAGCCTTTTTTCGATCTGCTTCAGCAGCACCTTGCCGAACGCCCACACCGCGCCGAAGAACATGAGCAGCAATCCAACCATCCAGGTGAATTCAATTTGAAATATCATTTCATCGTCTCTGTAACTGTTGTTGTTCGCGTCTCGCCTGGCAGTCGGCGCAATACAGCACCCCCGGAATGGCCTTTCGGCGCGCTTCAGGTATCTCGTCGCCACAGCTTGGGGCGGTGCAGTATTTCGCCGATGGCGCGGTCGGCAGCGTCATGATGGCGCGGCGTTGGGTGCACTCGTATTCGCCTAGCTCAAAGGCCTGGGCTTGATCTTCTGGGGTCATGGTTTTGCCTGCTGGTGCCAGTCAATCAGCGTTTTAAGCTGGTCGCGCCAGGCGTTGCATTCGCCGTAGTTTTCCGCGACGGTTTCGGCGACGGCAGCGAGGTCAACGCCCCCGGGCGCGTCAGCATCGAGGCCGGGGGCTGGGGGCAGATGGTTGGCGGCGGCAGCGTCGTGCAGGCGGACAAAGCCCATAGGGATAGTGCAATGGCTGATAGAGAGCGGCGTGACATAGTGATTGACCTCGCGGACGATGGTTTTTGTAACGGTGCGGGTTTGGGTTTTAACGCTTTCTAGCTGGGCGGCCAGGGCATCGCCTCGGGCTATTTCGGCGCGATATCTGGCACTGGCGGCGCGCTCTGTTTTAAGTTGCTGGGCGGCGTGCTTGTTGCTGGCAGCGCGGTAGCCGGACCAGAACCCGCCCCCGGCGCAGAGCGCGAGGAAAAGGATGAAGGCGAGGAGTTTTTCAGCGAGGGTCATTGGCGCCCCCTACACATTGGCGATATTCTGATTCGCGGCGCGTGGCCAGCCCCGCGCAACCACTGCCGGGCAGGGAGCAGTCGCGCCCCTGGAAGTGGTTCCAGCGCAGGATTTCATTGCAGGCGCCGGGGTAGTCTTCGGCATTCAGTTTCCTGACCAGACTGGAATTGCAGAAGGCGGTGGGGCCGATGTTGTAGGCCAGGCTGGTGTAGGCGTCGTATTCGTGCTGATGCAGCGGTACGGTGACGCAGCGCTTGAGCGCGCCTTCGTATTGCTGCACGTCCCGCAGCGCTCGGGCCAATGCCTGGGGCGGCGTGGTGATGTCGCCCATTTTCACGCCCCCGGTGGTGCCGAAGCCAATGGTGGGGACATCGCCCCTGACGGGGATGATGGCTTTGTCGCTGTAGCCTTCCTGGGACACGATGCCGACCAGGGCGGCAGCGGATAGGGAGAGGCCGGCAAGGGCGGTGCGTGGGCGAATCATTTTGACGCCAACGGGCGCGCATGCCATTTATCGAACACGCAGGCGCTGCCCACAGCCAGAAATTGCGCCAGCGTTTCGAGCGATGGCGCGGCCTTGCAATAGCCATAACCGTCGAGCCGGGAAGGATCGTAGTTAGAACAGGTAGCGCATGTTTTCTGGGGGATGGTCATGCGCCCATGCTACGCATGGGCAGGGATGGGATTCAGGCTGAAGCGGTTCAGAGGGGAGGTAGTAAATATGTGTGTGGCTAGAACAGTGCTCCCTGCTTTTCCTCATCCGCCGCGCTGCAATCGGTCTTTTTAAGAATGCTCCAGACCTGCCGATCGCACAACCTGTATTTCAGCACCAGCTCGTTGACGCTCACCCCTGCGCCGTATTCGGCCACCATGACCCGGTCGCGGGCGCGACGGATGGCGGCGCTGGCCATGGGGAGGTAAAGCGCGCTGCCGCCGAAGTGCTCCACCAGCCGGTCCGTGGCAGCACGCCCGATGATTTCCGTGAGGCGCTCGCCAGCGGCGCAGTCCGCGCTCTTGGGCATGTCGTAGGTGATGCCGCCGAGCGTTTCCGCCAGGCGGATGGCCGCCTCCCAGCCGATCAGCGCGACCAGTTGGCGCAGCGATTCTGGCAGATCACTCAGGCGCATGGTTTGCTTGACGCAGTGCTTTATCGCGCTTTTGCGCGTAGGCCAGCGCAGCGACGATCTTGTGGAGCTGTTGCGGATCGCACCAGGTATAACGTTCGACGCCGAACATTTGCCTGGACATCCCGTCAGCGTAGAAGTCAGCGCGCGGAGGGGTGAAACTCATGAGTTGCGCCTTGATCTTGCTCACCAGCTCGGCCTTGTAACTGGCCGGATCGGCGCGACGCTTGGATTTAATGCTAAAACCCTTGGCCTTGAGGTGGTCGATTACCTTCTTGCGCCCCTGCCAGTCAAGATCGGCGGCGCTGCGCTTGCCGGTAACCAATTCCAGCATGTCACGGTAGGTGGCATCGTCCATGCCGAGCTGTTTCTGCGCCACTTTTATCATGGCGATTTCGCGTCGGCGAAGTTCGGGCGCGCTGGCGTCGGTGGCTTTCATTTTTCGAGCCCTTGCAGTATTTCGGATTCGGGAATCCACCAGAACTCTTCGTGGCGCGGCGGCTCGTCTTCTTCCTCGCTCAAGAAGTCCGATCCGCGCCGGGTATACAGGCTGCCCGTGAGGGCGAAGCCGCGCTGCAATTCATCGTCGGCGTAGGCGACCAGGACGGATTCGATGCCGCCTTCTGGGGTATCAGTATTGCGTCTCCAGTTCATGGCGTCAGCTCCAGCGCTTCAGCGCCGAGAGCAGACGGGCATGCCCCCTGCGGGTATGCCTGGCTCCCGATGCGATAATTCCAGATATTCCCGTGCCGCTTGCAGATGATGGCCACGCCGTTGGCGCGCAGCTCGGAAACGATGGCGCTGACAGCGCACACGCGTGCCTGGCCGATGATGTCCAGGGTGGAATGCTCCTGGCCATCGGAAAGCACGTTCAACACGCGCTGCAGACGCTGGCTGCTGTTGAGTTTGGCTGATTTCATGTTTACTCCAAGGCAAGGCGTGATTCGGTTCCGTCGATGCCACGGTTAAGTTGGGCATCGCGTCCGGATTTGCTGCCAGCGGCGTAATCGTCGTATTCATGATCGCGCAGCTTGCGGCCGTCATTACGGTCTCTGGATTTCAACTCGCCCAGGCTCGGGTGGTGCTTGGTCATGTAGGCATCGATGGCGGTTGCCTTCTGTTCGTTACCGGCAAAGGCCACGATCTTGCCGACAACAGATCGCACCCAGCCTTCGCTGAACAGATCGGCGCGGCGGGTCTTGGTGGCGACTTTGCAACGCTTGAGCTTGGCCTTGATGTGCTCTTCCCGCGCCCGTTTTCCCTGACGGTGCAACACCGCGAAAGCGTACTGGGAAACCTCAGGCTCCATGCCGCATCCAACGAAGCACCACTCGCCCGGCCGGTTCCACCCGCCGCAAAAAAAGATCACCCGACAGCCGAAGGCATCGCCGATCTTCACGGCTAGCATCGTTTCCCAATTGGCGGGCTGGGATTTGGCTCCGGATTTCGCCCGGCGCTCCTCCGCCTCGGCGGCCTGGATGTCCTGGTCGTCGATGCCGTGCGCCTCCATCAGCTTGCGGGCCTGGCGCAACGCGGCCTCGGCTTCGTGCTCGTTGCTGCTGGCGGATATGGCCAGGCATTTCTTGATCTTGGCGATGATCTTTTCGTGGTCGCTCATGGTTATCTCCGGTAAACCTCCTCAAAATGGCAAGTTGCTGTGCCACCACCAGCGAGCAATGAAGTACGCGGCAATGCCGAGTACCAACAGCGCCACGGTGATTCGTCCGATTGTTTTCAATTCGTCCTCCTGGTTAAAACTTTTCCCGATGTCTCCGGCACGAAGCCGGGGACATGAGGATAGGCTTTACTGGTTAACTGCGTCCTTGAGCGCCTTGGCCGCACCAAAATGCGGGGCGCGGCGGGCGGGGATGTCGATTTCCTCGCCGGTCTTGGGATTGCGCCCCTTGCGGGCAGGTTTGTCCTTGACGGTCAGCTTGCCCAGGCCGGGCAGGACGGCTTCTCCGCCTTCCTGCAGCGCGGCGGTGATGACATCGGCGGCGGTTTTCAGCACGGCCTCGACGGCTTTCTTGCTCTCGCCGCTGATGCTGGCGACCTTGAGGATGAGTTCTGCTTGGTTCATGTGTTGCTCCTTTGGGGTTGGTGTTGCGGTTTAAAAAACTTTTTGCCCAGGGTGCGGCGATGCACCCACATGCTGGCGACGATGGCGAGCGGGCCTGCGATCAGGTACGCGGCCATGGCGGCGATGTCACCGTCCGGCACCATTTTCAGGATCATCAGGTTGCCGCCGCCGATGGCAAACGATGTCAGCGCGGCGGCGCGGTAGTGCCCCTGGTTGACGTTGAGGCTCTGGAATCCCAGGGCAAACACGGCAACGAAGGTGCTGATGAAGAGGATCAGGGCGGTCATGGTTAAAACGACCCATGCGGCAGGCGCGGTTCGTGCCATTTGCTGATGCCGTCCTGCGGGGTAGTGTCATATACCTCGATCACCCCGCCATCCGCATTCAACGCCTTGAATTTGATTTTTTGAAAGGAGGCCTTGGCGATGATCACGCAGGCAGCCTTGACCTCATCGTATAGCCCAGCGTGGATCACCGCGAGGTTCGCCCATGATCCGGACGTGTTGACCTTGAATTCAACTCTTGGAAAATCCTTGTCCATCATGCCACCTCCTCCAGCGCCGTCTCAAACGGCACGATGACGAAATCCTCGCCCTGCTCGATCTTCACCCCGGCGATGCCGGAAACGGCTTCGGGTTCGGCCAGCATGGCTTCCTTGTTGACTTCTTCCTTGGCCCGGATGAAGCGTGCCAGTCCCAGGCGCTTGAGGGTGTCGAGCACCGTCTCTGCTGATCGTATGGTGACGCGCGGGGGACGGGTGCGCCATTTGACTTCGCCCGCTGGCAGGTTTGCATACTTGACCTTGCCGTTCTGGGTGAGGCTGTCGCGGTTGGCTTCGCACCAGGTGTGGACGCCGGCGGAAAGGCGCTCGATCTGCTCCTTGTGCGGCTGGGCGCGGGTTTCATACTCTTCCTTGATCTTGGCCAGGTAATCGTTCATTTCGGCGGCGATGCGGGCGCGCTCGCGCTGACTGACGCCGATGACGCGGATGGCTTCGTTCACTTCGTCGCGGCTCTGCGGGACGGGATGAAGGGGGGCGGGTTGCTTGAGGCGGGTTGCTGTTTTTGCCATGTTCATGCTCCTTTGGTGATTTGTTGTTTGACCTGGTTGAGTTTTTCGCGCGCCAGCTCCGGCGCCATGCGCGGGGCGGGTGTAGGAGGCCCGCCATCGGGCCGATTCAATCGCGGCGGGGGCGCCGCTCCTACCTGGGTTCTCCCGGCGCGGGTGTCTTCGGAGTGCTGCTCCGCGCGGGCCTCGACCTTGTTGGCCTGGCCGGTGATGATTTCCAGCAGGTAGCCGTGGCTCTTCAATGGCAGGGTGAGCTTGCCTTCGTCGCGCCGGGCGAGGATCTCGTCCAGGGCGGTGATCCACGCCGCTTCTGGCGCGGCCCACAGTCGGCCGTGGCGCTCTACCTTGCCGGCCTTGATCAGGTCTAGCAACTCGCCGAGCAGGCTGGCGACGCGATCCCAGGAGAGCTGGCGCTGCGCCGGGCGGAACAGGGCGACGTAGCGGACCAGGCGGCGTCCGGTCTGGGTTTGCTCCAGCGCCTGGACCAGCAGGCTGCGCGCGGCTTCGTTGCCGATCAGTGCGTCCAGGCTGGTGACGGCGCCACAGGCGGGGCAGGATAGTTTCATCAGTGCACCTCCTTGCCGAATCGTGGGTCTGGGTGACGCATGGTTACTATTTCCATGGCCGCAGCGGTTCTGACGGGGTCGCGTTCACGGTATGGGACGATGATGGATACCAGTTCGCACGCCAGTTTATTGGCGGCGTAGCGGTAGGATTCAACCTCCATTTCCAGTTCGTGGATACGGGCTTCCAGGGCGAGTTTCGTTTCAGACATGATTCGCCCTCCGCCAGCCGGATAGGCATTGGCCAAGCAGCGCCAGCGCAGAACGCTGCTCATGTTCCCGATAGGCCACGCTGGAGACGCCGAACATGCGCGTCCGTGTCCATAGCGCCTGCCCGCCATGATTGCCGATGCGCTTGCCGGTGTTGATGACCCATTCGCGGTTTTTCATGCTCATGAGGGCGCTGCGGGCGGGATTTTCTTCCATGCCGCTGGCGATCATGATGTCCTTGAGGGTGAACGGCTCGTGCAGCGCGGCCACGAACGGCTTGAGCTTGTCCAGGGTGGGTGTGGGCTGGTGTTTCATCAGTGCCCCCTTTCCTGCCATTTGATGCGGCAGCCGAAAATCTCGGCGACCCAGTTGTCGGCGCGGGCGCAGGACCGGCTATCCCAGCCGATGCTGTAGGCGGCCCAGCGGCGCTTGAGTTCCATGCACTTGGCGCTGGCCATGATCTTGATGATGGGCATGGCGCATTCGCCCACGTCGATTTTTTCAATGCAATAACCTTCGTTTTCCAGCCATTCGGCGCAGCGGCTGGCGGCGATCAGGCCGCTGAAAATGCGGCTGTTCTGGTCGCGCAGGAAGGGGTTGCGCTTGATCTGGGCGAGTTGTGTGCTGATGCTCATCATTTCCCCCTCACCAGCGTCACAACCCCGGCGTCCACCTTGGGGAAACACAGCTCCGCCGCCCGGTTCATGCACGCCGCGATCAGGTTATGCACCGCCAGCGGGTAGGCCATTGAGAAGGTTTTACTGTCCATCGTCGATTTTCCAGCGACGGTTTCCGTCAGGCTGGCGCGCAGCGCTTCCACGGCGCCGGGTTCAAAGATGTCGCCGACCGTTTTACCCACGCGCTTGAACTTGAATTCCAGATACTCGGCAAGCTGCTCGTCGAGGGGGGAGAGCGTGATGATCTCGCAGCGCTGCGTCACCTCGCGCACCGCCGGGTTGCGTTCGTCCAGCTTCTGCCCGAGTTCTGTCTGGCCGATCAGCAGCACGCCGAGCAGGTGCTTGTAACCCTCGGTCAGCTCCCAGAACCGTTTCAAGTGCTTGAGCGTTGGCGTGGGCAAGGAATGCGCCTCTTCGATAATCAGCACATGACTCTTGCCCGACTTGCCGCTTTCCTTCAGCAAGCGGTGAACCTGCCGGCTACGCGCCTCCATCGTCCGTCTAGGGCTCTCGGTCGGCGCCAGCGCTTCAATGATCGCCTCCTCGATATTGGCCGACTTGAGCGTCTTGCCCTTCACATCGTTATCCTCCATGCGCAGCACATAGGGTTGAATCGTCACGATCTGCAGGCCCTCGTGCTCAATCCTGTCCTCCAGCGCCTTGCGCAGCGTGGACTTCCCGGCGCCGGATTCGCCCACCACCGCGCCGAACCCGCCGCCCCTGGCGATGTCCCACATGCTTTCGAGCACGTAGCGGTGATCCCTCCCCATGAACACATCCTCCCGCCCCCCGATGTCATTGGAAAATGGATCCTTGAACAGTCCAAAATGTTTTCGTGCCGCTGGACTAACGGACTCCTTGCGCAGTAACATATCGATGCTCCTCTCAACGCGGCCTTCCGCCGCACTCTGGACAGGCGGCGTGCAGGCCGCCTGATCCTCCTCAAAACAGCCCGCCAGGTCACAAACCCCGCGTGCCGTCAAAAACGCCTTTACCTGTTGCTCTATTTCTTCACGCGCAGTCAGCCGGGGCCATTGGCCGTGATTGACCAGCAGCGAAATCGCCGAACGCGAAACGCCTACGAAAGTCGCCAAATCCTTGAGCGTTATCGCGTGTGCTTCCAATATCTTCCCCAGTCTCAGCATTCCGCCTCCTTCGCTATTGCTTCGTTGTCGATCCACACCGCTATCATGCTGGCCAGGTCGGCACGCGGGACCGGGGCGTCGCCGAACTTCCGCCGCAACCAAGCCACGTGGTCCGGGCCGTATGATTCACCCAGTGCGGCGCGCACCTGCATCGCCGCCTCGGCGAAGCTGTAGGGGATTTCATGCACGATGACCGGCGTCACATCCAGCGCGGTACCGCGCTTGGGCAACCAGGCCGGGGCGGGTGTTTCCTTGGCGGTTTTGAAAGTATCGATTTCCCCGCCGAATGGGACATAACCCTTGATCGCCCGCGCCTTTTCATCTGCCTCCACGCCGCTGGTGCCTGACGCGATCTGCGCAATGCGCTTGCGGTTCGTCTCCAGCTCCGTATCCTTCTGCGCGTGGAATTCCTTGCCGATCTCCCGCGCGTTGGAAGGGAATCCGTTGGCGTCGTAGGTGATCTCCGGCAGGGCATGGTGATGCTCGCCCTCAGCGTCTTCCACCACCGCCATGGCCGTTTCGGCCAGGAACGGATGCCAGTGCACGAACACATGGCCCTTGACCTGGACGCCCGGCACCTCGCCCACGAACCAGGTGCGGCCCTTGAACGAAACCGACAGATCGCCGCTCACCGTGCGCCGGATCGGCTCCTCTGTGCCCAGCGACAGCAGCACAGCCGCATCCGGCGTCACAAACAGCTTGTCTGCCGGGATCGTCACCCACTTGCCGAAGCGGCTCATGCCGTGGCGCGTGTGCTTCGCCGTCGCGTTCCAGTGCAGCTGGTACATCTCCGCCAGCTTGTTCAGGTCGTCGAAATCGCGCACCGTATGGCGCTGGAACTTCAACGGACCTTCAAACACCAGCTCCACCAGGTGGTTACCCTTCTCCACCGAGCCCTTGGCACGGGGGTTGCGCCGCTTGTTCACGATCAGCGTGATCTCCAGGCGGCGACAAAAGCGCTTCACCAGCCCGGCAGAAGTCGCGCCGGGGTCGACCATCAAAAATTCAGGCCGCCCATGGAACGGGTCAGCAGTATTGTTCTTCGGCGCCATCGCCCAGGCCATAAAGCGCACCGTATGCTCGCCCGTCTCGGCGTGCGGGTAATAGCGCCAGCGCACCACGCCCGAGCAATGGTCAGCCACCACATAACGGATCACGCGGAACAGCTCGATAGCCTTCTCGTTCTCCGGCTTGTTCTTGTAATGGATCGCTTGATCCAGCTCGACGATGGACGTGCCGCCGCCCGGCAGGTAAAACACCAGGCATACCGAAGCATCCACCTGCCAGGTATGGTTCGGGTAAGGGCTGGAAAGCGGCACGTGCGGCGTCGGTCGGCGCAGCTGCTCGGGGTGCAGGTTATAAGCGCGCAGCGCCCGATGGATGGACGAATCGGACAGCTCGGATATTTCGCCGGTCTCGGTATCCACACGCCCGGCCATGATCTTGCCGTTGGCACGCAAGTCCTCTACCATCCGCTTCACCGCGATCACCTTGCGGTTGTTCTGCCGGAAACCCTCCATCAATGCGGCGGAGACTATTTCCGCCTCCTGCCGCGTCAACGCCAGGACGCCCGAGTCCGAGCGGCGCTTGCGGTCCGACACCGTGTGCGGCACCGCCCAGCGGTAGAAGGTCGCCGGCGAAATCCCGCCCAGCTCCGCGCAAGCCTCGGCCACCAGCGCCGCCTTCTGGCTGTGCGCGCAAGCCTCCAGGCGCGCGGCAAAGCGCGCTGCAATGGCCGTTTGCTGCGGCGTCGGCACGGAATCAGCCGCCCGTGGCTTGGTCATATTGTTCCCCAACGGTGCGCCAGATGTCCGCGTTTTCCTGCGCCTCCCCGTCGATGACGGCGGACGCATCCGCCAGTACGCCGAAATCGGCAGCGACATCGCGCACGGCAGCCAGCACCTGGCCCAGTGCGGCAGCGGCAGCCTGCCGCGCCTGCTCGCTGGGCGCAGCCTCACCGGCAACGCCAAACAGACGGCCAAGCTCGGAACGCAAGCTGGTTTGCACGGAAGCCGCGCACTTGATAGCCTGGGCGGAAAGCAGGCCAAGCGCCTCTTCGTGGAGGAATTCAGGGGTCGGCATGGAGCGCGACAGCTCGGCGTCAAGCTGGTTGATCTTGTCGTCTTTGGCGCGAAGCTGGCGCTCGGCGATGTCTGCGGATTCTTTCCAGCCCTCGCGCTCTTTGCGCAGGGCTTCGCGTAATTCCTTGGGTGTCATGCATCCCACGGAATCCAGCGTCACCCCGTTGAGCGAACCCCCGTCTGCGATTTCGGTCAGCTCGTCATCGTCGAGCATCACCAGTTCCAGCAGCTTGGATTGCGTGCCGGCATTTTTTGCCAAAACGGACAAATTGTCCGATTTGGAAAACTTGAAAGCCGCCTGCATGAAGCGCCGTGCAGCGCGTACATGGAAGCCAAGCAATTCCACGCGCTTCTCGAATTCGCCGAATGGTGTGAGCTCTTTAAGTATCAGCAGGCGTTTCCCTAGCTCCAGGCAGACCTCAGCCGTGCGGCGCTGGTAGAACCTGATCTCGTCCTCCAGCGCGCCGACGGTTAACATGCCTTCGTAGCCCATTTGCACTGCCAGCGCCTGGGCGTTGTCGTTGATCGCGTCCAGGTGCGCGGCCATCTGGTTCTGCTGCTGAATGATCACACCCTCGTTGATCGGGTAATCTGCTACCGCTTCGGTGATCGGGTTCTTTGCTCGTGCCATATTTTTCTCCCTTTTTACCAAATCTGCCAAATTGGCAGATTTGGATTAAGCCGCGCCAGCGGCGATGCGTTGATTGATTTCACTGATCCGGTTTTGCGTGCGCTCCACGTGCTCCGCATGAGCGAAGGCGATCTGCAGCAGGGTGACCGAGTGCGCGAAGCGACCGTTATCCAGCTTGGTCACGAGGCCGACTTCAATCAGCGTCTGCATATAGCGCGTCACGCTGGAAGGGTCGAAACCCGTCATGCGGCTGAGCTCCTGGTTGGACAGGCCACTCAAGGTATGCCCCTTGAGCGCGACCATGCAGCGCAGCACCTTCTCGGCGGACGTGGCGGTATCCTTAGCCATGCACCTTGCTCCTGGATAAAAACCAGCCGCCATAAACGGAACTTGCCACGAACGTGTCGCGCCAAATCCCGTGTTTGATTAGCTCCCGCAGGCGCCATAAGTCGATCTTGTTCATTCCTCTTCCCCTCCAAAGTCAAATTCAGGTTCGGCATGTTTCTTCACCGCCTCGTGGTGCCAGGCCAGCCCCGCCATGCCGGCATGAATCGCCGCCAGCGCCGCGTCCGCCTCCACCTTGCCCGCCGCGAATTCCAGGATGTGCCCCACGGCGGTATTCAACAGCGCCTGCAGCTGGCTCACGTCGTTGGCCGTCACCGCCTTGCCGTTGGGGATCGGAATCACCAGCTGGTTGGCCGACATCGACAGCCAGCGCGAGGCGAAATTGATCCCGCAGATATGCTCGTAGGCCGGCAGCAGGTTGAGCGGCATGCGCCCGTTGCCCAGCCACTTGTAGAGCAGGTCCACGCTCACCGCCATCAGCTCGGCAATGCGCTCCACCGAAAGGCTCTTGCATTCCCGCGCATGGTCTTTGCACAGCCTGAGCGCGTGCAGCAGGCCGGTAGGCTGGACCGATTTCCAATTACGCCGCATGTTGGAAATCCTTTATAGCGACCGTATCCAAACAAAAAGCCGTTTGGAACATGCGCAACACGTTTGCACTGTGTAAAAATGCAGGCATGCAATTGAGTGGGGTAGCAGTCATGAAAAAAACTGATTTCGATGTGCTTTCCAGTAGGTTGGACGGCATAGCAAGAACGCTCCTTATCGTGATTTCAGAGCTTGAGTTACGGGGCGCGATAGACGGGCCTTCCTTCTCCTCTCGCCTGACTCGATATGGGAAGGACCGCGCGATGCACCCAGGGCTGGAAATGTCCGGCGTCCTGATACAGGAGATGGCGCAGGAGCTGAATGAGGCTCGCAAGAACCGCCGATCAAAGGCGCGGCTGGGTTGAATCCGTTGATGTGCATGGCGGCTCCTAGGCGGCTTTAAGGGTTTTTGGGTCGGGTTTAAGGCCCAGAAGGATGGCGGCGCGGTGCGCCTCGCCGCGATGGCCGGCCAGCTTCCCGCAAAGCAGGTCACGGGCGGCCTGGTAGTTGACGTTGTTTTCCCGGCACAGGGTGCTGAGGGCGATGCCTTCTGCCCGCAGACGGTTGCGTGCCTGGTTAAGTTGTTGTGCATCGAAGCTCATGATGGCGTCCTCTTCTGTGGCGTTGTTTTGATTAATGTCGATCTATGGATTGAATTGTAGGTACGCATATGCGTACCTGTCAAGTGTTATTTGGAGTTGTTATGAATACCATTGGAGAAAGATTGCGCGAAGAGCGCGAACGGTTCGGCATGAACCAGACCGTGTTCGGGTCGTTGGGTGGGGTGCAGAAGCAGGCACAGCTTAAATATGAGAAAGATGATCGGGCGCCGGACGCCGCCTATCTTGCCGCCATCGCGCAAGGTGGCGTGGACGTGCTCTATATCATTACCGGAATGCGTGGCGAGAACACCGCCACCACACCTACTGAGCTGGCCTATCTGCGCAATTGCCGCGCCCTACCGACGCCGGAGGCAAGGGATGCCGGGTTGAAAATGCTGGTTCTGCTGCGCGAGGCTTATGGTGTGAAGTTTCCCATATGAGCATTTTCAGCGATCTCTTTACCGTCACGGTGCAGGTAAATCCGCCCGATGAAGAGTTTATGCGCCTCAGCCGCGAGGCAACAGAAGCGAAGAAAGCGAAGGACTGGGGCCGCGCCATTGACTGCCTGCGCCAAATCAAAGATAGGGTGCTGGCGAGCGGTGATTTTCCGAGTTGCATGCGCCTGCCTCTGTTTCTCCAGCAGGCCGGAAGGTTTGATGAAGCGATGGCAGAATTCAATCTTCTGATACAACAGACCAAGCCGCGCATTGATCGTGAGTTTGCGCACGCGCTGCCATCTGTCCGCCGTTCCGTTGTCGCGTCGACTCGTATGCGGATATACGACAAGATGCGTCTGGCTTGCCAACGCCAAAAGCTGCCCCGCGAAACCGAACGATACGCCAAGCTGTATGAACAACAGCGCGAGCTATGGGCAAAGCTAAAGCCCCTCGCTAAGGGAGGGCGGCGTGATGTTTGACAGAGATGACGCAACGTCCGCCCTGCTCAGAGAGGCGACAAGGCTAGGTGATTTGGGCGATTGGGATGCTGCCGTGGCCGCTTTGGTGGCGGCCAAACAGAGCATGATTGACTCGCCGGTACACTACCCTATTGAAACTTGGTGCAAGTTTGGATTGTATCTCTCGCGCGCAGGACGTTTTGAGGAATCAATGGCTGAATTTGATTGGCTATTGCAAGACCTCTCACGACGAGCCAGAAAAGAGAGTTTCATGGATGACCCAAACGTTTTCTTCGGCAAGAGCACCTCAAAGAAAAGTGTCTTTAATTCCATCGTCAGAAACGGAAAACGGGGTGTGGAGGAAAAGAGGGCGGTAGCGAAGCGGAGAGAGCAGAAGGCTAACAAGAAAGCCGGATAACTGAGGGGTGCCAATGAAAAATTTAGACCTGATTAAACGCTATACGGAGCAGCATCTCGGTCACCCGCTGGAGCGGGCCCAACCGCTCAAGCTGAACGGTGACCAGGTGAGCGAGGTTCTGTGGCCCCTCAACGAGTTGTTCCGCCCCAACCAGGAGGCGATCCAGTCGCTTTCCTATGACGCACAATATGAACGGGAGGCGGATGCCGCCATATCCGGATTTGCTTTCGACCCGGGCGGATACGATTGGTCAACGGTTTCTTCCGGCGCGTGGCGCGTATTCATGGAGCGGCATTACCAGACCCTGATGCTGGCCGGACTGCAATTGCAAACGCCGTTCCTGTCCGTTCCGCTTAATCTTCCTGCGCGGGCGCGACTTGGTTTCTTATTGCTCTTTCAATATCACGAAATGGCGCTCCCGTTTCCAGTGCAAGACCGATCAGGCGGCGGCATGCCTCAACCCAATGCGCCGGGAACCTTGCTGCGGCATTGAAAGCCTGGGTGTGGCTGGAGGTAAGAATGTCGTTCCAATTGGTGGTTTTCATTATGTGTTTCATCCGTCGATTGTTATCAGCAGACTTATTGTCACAGAGCCGGCGGCGCCTTGCGTTCCAACTGAAACGCTTCAGTTCGGTCGCGGGCAATCGGCGTAAACCAAAAACAAGCCGCCGCAGCAGATTCTCTCAGTCCTTGTGACACATCGCCCAATATTCTCAGCTTCGCCAGCCTTGTAACGCGTTACAGATGGCTTGTCGGGGCGTTCTAGGCCTGTTCCCGAGCGCGGATAAGTTGTGGTATTTTAGAAAAATGAAATGTTTTTCTGAAATCATTCGCGAGCACCCTATCCTCGGCCCACTCTTCATGCCCGGATGGTGGGTGTGTGAATATGCCAGCGAGAGCGGAAACTATAGTGGCGAATTTCCGGCCATCGGGCCAACCAGAGAAGATGCATGGCGGGATGCGAAAGCATTCCTGGAACGAAATGCCTTGATGAATGGCACGCTATATTTCCGTCTGCGCAAGCCGTCTATAATCGAGAGGGTTCAGTCCATCGGGCGGGTTTAGTATCAATCCCCGCTGAACCCCTTCACCCTTACCCGCCCAACCCCCCGTCGCCACAATGGCGGCATGACTCAACGACTCGCAGCCCTCACCTTCCAGATCGACCCCGCTCACAAGGCGGTGCGCCTGTTTCCGTCCGGCACGTTCCGCTCTGCCGACGGCAGCGGGCGGCCAAGCGACGTGCCAGCCTGGCAACTCGATGCCGCCGGCGCAGCTCAGCTCATCGCCCGTGCCAATGCCCGCTCCGACCGCAAGGTGGTCGATTACGAGCACCAGACCCTCAAGCAACAGCAGAACGGCCAGCCCGCCCCGGCAGCCGGATGGATGGCTGCGCTGGAATGGCGTGACGACGGGCTCTACATGACCCCCGACTGGACCGACAAGGCGGCAAGCATGATCGCCGCCAGGGAATACCGCTACATCTCCCCCGTTTTTACCTATGACAAGAATGGCAACGTGCTCGATCTGCTGCACGCCGGCCTGACAAATTTCGCGGGGCTGGATGGCCTTGCCGATCTCGCCGCGCTTTCCGCGCATTTTTTCACCCCAAAGGAGCAACCCATGAAATTGCTACTCGCCGCACTCGGCCTGGCCGAGAACACCACCGAAGACAAGGCCGTCGAGGCCGTTGCCGCGCTCAAGGCTCAGGCTGATGGCGCTGAAACGCGCATCGCCACGCTCACCGCCCAGGCAGCCCAGGCCCCCGACCCGGCCAAGTACGTGCCCATGAATACGCACAGCCAGACGCAAAACGCCCTGGCTTCCCTGACTGCCAAGTTCGAACAGTCTGAGCGCGACACGCTGATGGAAGTCGCCTTGTCCGATGGCCGCATTCTCGCCGCCCAGGACGCCTACTGGCGCGCCCAACCGGTGGCCGCGCTCAAGGCTTACCTCGAAGTCGCGCATCCGGTGGCCGCCCTGAGCGGCACGCAGACCGGCGGCAAAAAGCCGGAAGGCGAAGCAGGCTCCACGCTCGATACCGCGCAGATCGCCATGTGCAGCGCCATGGGGATCGACCCCAAGGCTTTCGCAAAAACAGCGAATAGCCATCAGCAGTTAGCGGTCAGCTAAAACCACGCGGCGCAGCTGCACAAAACCACTGAAAGCTGACAGCTGACCGGCTGACAGCTAATAGCTTAACCAAGGAGACCGATATGTCTGCTCTGACCAAAGACCGCAACACCCCGCGCCGCGTGGGTGAGGATTTCACCTTCCCCGTCGCCGCTGCCGTGAACTGCCATGCAGGTGCAATCGCCGTGCTGGACGCTTCCGGCAACGTCAAGCCCGCCGTCACTGCCACTGGCCTGGTGTGCGTGGGCCGCTTCGAGGACAGCGCCAACAATGCCGCAGGTAGCGCAGGCGACATCAGCGCCCGTGTCGCGCCCGGCGTGTACCACTACGCCAACAGCGCCGCAGCGGACGCCATCACCGCCGCCGAGATCGGCGACACCTGCTACCTGGTGGACGACCAGACCGTGGCCAAGACCGACGCAACCGGCACCCGCAGCGCCGCCGGCAAGATCGTCGGCGTGGATACCGTCGGCGTCTGGGTGCGCATGGGGTTGTAACCAAAATTGTAGGAGCGGCGCCCCCGCCGCGATGATCGGCCCGAGGGCGGGCCTCCTACCAAACCAAGGAGATTCAAATGCTAGTCAACAAAAGCAACCTCACCAACGTCTTCATTGCCCTGAAGACAGAATTCAACAACGCCCTGGACAATACCCCGACCAGCTGGCAGAACATCGCCATGCGCATCCCGTCTACCACCGGTCAGAACGATTACGCCTGGCTGTCCACTTTCCCGAAAATGCGCAAGTGGGTAGGCGACAAGCACATCAAGAGCCTGGAAGCCTTCAAGTACAGCATCGTCAACGATGACTGGGAAGCGACCGTCGAAGTGGACCGTAACCACATCGAGGATGACCAGCTCGGCATCTACGCCCCGCAAGCGCACATGGCCGGCTACTCTGCCAAGCAGCTGCCCGACGAGATCGTGTTCGACCTGGTCAACAACGGATTTACCAGCCCCTGTTTCGATGGCCAGTATTTCTTCGATACCGACCATGATGTGGCCGGCGCCAGCGTCAGCAACAAGGGCACGGCGGTTTTGAGCTGCGCCACCCAGGCGCTGGCCCTTTCCAGCTACGGCGCAGCACGCACCGCCATGCGCAAGTTCAAGGACGCCGAAGGCCGCCCGCTCAATATCACCATCGAAGTGCTGCTGGTGCCGCCCGCCCTGGAGCATGTCGCCCTGACCCTGGTCAATAGCGACCGCCTCGACGACGGCAAGGCCAACCCCTTCAAGGGCACCGCCAAGGTAGTGGTGGATGCGCGCCTGACCTCGGACACCGCATGGTTTCTGCTCGACACCAGCAAGGCCGTCAAGCCCTTCATCTACCAGGAACGCAAGGCCCCGGTATTCGTCGAGCAGACCGACCCGCAAGCCGATGACGTGTTTAACCGCAAGAAATTCAAGTACGGCGCCGAAGCCCGCGCCGCCGGCGGATACGGCTTCTGGCAAACCGCCTGGGGCAGCACCGGACTGGGCTGATAGCTGTTTGATCCATGGCGGCCGGTTCGCTGGCCGTCATCCGTGAACCAGCTGCAATAAACACTCATTGAGGATGTCAACATGGCTACCAAGAAACCAGCATCAGAACCTGTAGGAGCGGATTTACCAGCGATGGTAACTGTGACCGTCACGGCAAAACGCGACAACTTCCGCCGCTGTGGCATCGGCTTCGGCAAAGCGCCCGTCGAGATCACGGTCTCCCCGGAAGAGGCCGAGATCCTCCAGGCCGAACCCATGCTGACCGTCAGCGTGGCTGCGGAAGCCGAATAATCCATGTACGCCACCCTCGCCGACATGATTGCCCGCTTCGGAGAAGAGCAGATGGTCCAGCTCACCGATCGCCTGGGCAATGGCGTGATCGATGAAACCGTGATCGCTCAGGCCATTGCCGACGCCAGCGCGCTGGTCGATGGCTACCTGTCGGGCCGCTACCCCGTGCCGCTCTCGCCAGCGCCGGCCATCCTGGTGGGTTATGCGTGCGACCTCGCCCGCTACAACCTCTTCCCGGATGCCAACCTGGACGATAGCAACACGGTGCGCATCCGCCAGCGCGACGCCATCCGCTTCCTGGAGCAAGTCGGCCATGGCAAGCTCAGTCTCGGCATGACCCCCGTCGCCACCACCAGTCTGCCGCAGTTCAGCGAAAGCACGAAGGTATTCAGCCGGAGCGAGCGCGCATGATCGGCATGCTGGCCATCGAGCCGCTCCTGGTGGAACGCATCCGCCAGGAGGTGATCGTGCCAGGGCTCAAGGTTGTCACCTCGGCGGAAATGGTCGGGGTGAAGGAAAACTCCCAGCCGGTACCCGCCGTGCATGTGGTTTACGACGGCCCCGTCATGCGGGTGGAAAAAGGCTTGGTGGAGATCATCGAGCGCTGGATCACTGTCGTTGCGGTGCGCAATTTACGCAGCACCAGGAGCGGGGAAGATGCCCGCCAGGATGCCGGCCCGATTCTGGATGCCGTGTTCTCCGCCTTGCTCGGCTGGCAGCCGGTGGGCGTTAAACCGCTGCTCCCCTCTAACCCGCCGCGCCCGTACTTTAACGCCGGCTATGCCTATTTTCCGCTCGCCTGGGAAGCCAGGCTGAAAAAAATACCTATGCCGTGCATCGGCTAATTTACCCAGGAGCGAATGATGAAAATCGAACTGATCCTGCCCCACGAGCACGCCGGCCGCAATTATCCGGCAGGCAGCGTGCTCGATCTGCCCACGGATGCCGCCGAATGGCTGATCGCAATAAAGGCGGCTAACAGCCATCAGCCGTCAGCTGTCAGCAAAAAACGCGGCGAAGCCGCACAACCCACTGAAAGCTGATCGCTGATAGCTGACAGCTAATTAAAGGAGATTCAAAATGATTTTTTCCGGACAAGGCCCGATCTTCCTGGGCGATTTCGACGCAGTCAACGGCAACACCGCGCAAGGCTACCTGGTCAACATGAAAAAGATCGGCTGCGGCAACCGTACCCTTAAAACCTCGTTCAGCCAGGATACCCAGAAAGTCAAGGAAAGCTGCTCCGGCCAGCGCCTCACCCAGGCCATCCTGGAGAAGGGAAAAGAGGCCAGCGTCACCCTGGAGATGCACGATTTCGACCGCGCCATGCTGGCCATGTCGATGTACGGCACCAGCGCCCTGACCCCGGCCAGCACCGTGACGGCTGAAGCATTCCCAAGCGTTGCGGCGGGCGACGTAGTGCACACCAAGCACCCCAAAATAACCAGCGTTGTCATCAAAGACAGCAACGCCACCCCGGCCACCCTGGTGGAAGGCACCAACTACACGGTGGACAGCGCTGACCATGGCCGCATCAACATCATCTCCGTGACCGGCCTGACCCTGCCGCTCAAGGCGGATTATGCCTATGCGGCATACGGCAACATCGCCGCATTCAACGCCACCAGCGTGGTCAAGGGCCTGATCATGGACGTGCTGAACACCGCCGACGGCAGCAAGGCGCGCGTCACCATCCCTAAAATCAAGTTCAGCCCGACCAAGGATTTCAACTGGCTGGGCGACGACGAGGCGGTGCTCTCCCTGGAAGGGGAAATGCTCTACGTGGGCGAGCTGGCCGCTGATGGCGACTACGGCCCGTTCATGCGCATCGATGGATTGGCGGCCTAGTAGGAGCGGAGCCGACCCTCTCTCCAACTCTCTCCCAAAGGGAGAGAGGGCGATCGCTCCTTCCCCTTCAAGGGGAAGGTTGGGATGGGGATGGGATTTCGCCGCGATTTTATCGGCCCGGGGGCGGGCCTCCTACAAACGATAAGGGTAAATATGCCAGCCGCCATTTATGACGTCCATCTCGCCCAGGCCGACACCGTGCCCTACGAGCTGGTATGGCAGGAAACCGAGTCCGGCCCGCCGATCGACCTGAGCGGCGTGACTGCCAGGCTGGAAATCGACGACCGCATCGGCGGCGCGACGGTGCTGCTGTCCACCGCCAACGGCGGCGTCCTGCCGCTCGCCGCGGACGGCCTGATTTCCATCCAGACCGCCCACGCGAATTTCAGCGCGCTGGCGGCGGGGCAATACCGCTACCGACTGATCCTGACCTACCCCAGCGGCGACTGGACGCTGATGGCCGGCAAGCTGGTGCTGTCATGACCGGCGTGGTGGTGGTCAAGAAAAACAGCGTCCTGGTGGTCAAGCGCGGCAATCAGGTGCTGGTAATCAAGGAAACCGTCTCCCGCGTCATATCAGCGGGCGTGCGCCTGATGCAGAACATTTACCAGGGCGGCGGTGCGGACAAGCACTACGCGCACAGCCAGCTCATCCCGTCGGACACCTGGCTGGTGGCCCACAACCTCGGCAAGCACCCATCCGCCACGGTAGTGGATTCCGCCGGCAGCGTGGTAATCGGCGACGTGAGCTACATCGACAGCAACAATTTGCAACTGAATTTTTCCGGCGCGTTTGCCGGGACCGCGTATCTGAACTGATGAATATGTAGGTCGGGTTTTAACCCGACATTTCGGGCTGAAGCCCGACCTACGATAAAAGGAGAACCACCATGGCCCAGAAACACCTCACCCCGATCGACCTCAACAAGAACGAGCTGCAGAACGCCCGTATCCAGAATCTCGCTACCGCGCCCGCTAACCCTGGCGTGGGGCAGATCTACTACGATACCGCCATCGGATGTGAACGCCAGTGGGACGGTGCCGTCTGGGTGAATAAGGATGCCCGCAAGGCGACCGGCATTCCATTGTCCGCGCTCGCCACTGACCCGCTGGCCCGCGCCAACCATACCGGCACGCAGGCCGCCGGCACCATTTCTGATTTCACCACCGCCGTTGACGCCATCGTCGACCCCAAGATTCAGGCCAGCGCCGCCGGGCTGGATGCCAAGCTCTCGGTGCGTGCCGTGTCCGTGGCAGACATCACCCTGTCCGGTGCGCAGACTATCGACGGCGTGAGCGTGGTGGCAGGCAACCGCGTGCTGGTAACAGCGCAGGCCACCGCCAGCCAGAACGGCATCTATGTCGCTGCAGCTGGCGCATGGACACGTGCCACCGATTGCGACACCTCGAACAACTACACCACGGCGGCGTTCACTTTCGTTGAAGAGGGCACGACCTACGGCGGCAGCCAGTGGAAGGTTTCCACCACCGGCGCCATCACGGTCGGCGTCACTGCGGTAGTCTGGGCACAGTTCGGGGCAGGTAGCACCTATACGGCAGGGAACGGCCTGCAACTGACTGGCAGCGCGTTTTCGGTGAAACTCGACGAAACGCAACTGCCGCTGCAGTGGTCAGGGCTGGTAGCCGGCCCCGCTGGCCTGGCGCTTGATCCGGCCGCCATATTTTCACTTTCCGGAGCGTTTATCGGCGATGGCTCCGCAACAACTTTCACCCTGTCACGGGCCGCCTATGGCTGGTCGGTAGAAAACCCGATTATCCAGGTGTATGAGGCCGCAACGGGCGACGTGGTGTATCCGGACATCCGGGTTACGGCGACTGATGTTGTAATCTCGTTCGCGGTCGCTCCTAGCGTTTCCCAGTATCGCGCTAACGCAATTGGTCATTAATGAAACTTCTATCTCCCCTTGACCTCGCCGTCGTCACCGCCCTGCCAGAAGCAGGCACGGTAGGGCGCATGGTGACGCTGGCCAGCGACGGCAAGGTGTACTACGACAACGGCGTGACATGGGACGACCTGGCGGCAGTGGCGAGCGGCAACAGCGGCACGGCCACGCTCGACTTCGGCCCATTCCCCGGCTCGAACGAGGCCTCGGTCGCTGTCATCGGGCAGGGGGCAATCCAAACCACCTCAGCGGCCAATGCTGCGTTCATGGCCGATGCCAGCGCCGACCACAGCGCCGGTGATCATGCCTATGCCGCCGGATTCATCGGCCTGAGCTGCAGCGTGCCGACAGCCGGTACGGGATTCACCATCAACGCCCGGGCCGAACAGAAAATGCAGGGCACCTTCAAGGTGCGCTGGACATGGAACTAGGAGATAAATAATGGCAATGGACGTAATCACACGCGACCCCGTATCCGGTCTAGGCGCCGGGGTGGACGCCAACAACAACGCAAAAGTCGCCCTGCCGCGCGTCAAAACTCAGGCTGGTTACGCGATCCTCGCCACCGAGAACGATTCCGGCATGGTGACGGGCACGCCGCAAATCGGCACCCCGTTCACCTCCGACGACGGGCGGCTATCCATCGGCCAGGACAGCGTGCTGATGAACCACTCGTTCAACGTCGCCGCGCAGAACACGGCCAACTACCGCACCGCCTCCGCCACCATGACGCTCGCTCTGGGCGGCGGCTTTATCACCTTCAACAGCTCCAATACCCTGACTACCGCGACCGGCTGCATCTGGTCAACCTATAGACCGTTTAACTTGATGGGCAACGCCGGGCTGCATTTCGAGTTCACCGGAGCGATAACCCAATACCCGCTGGCCGGGGAAGTGTTCGACGCCGGCCTGTTCCCCTTCGCCGCAGGCGGCGCCGCGCCCACCGATGGCGTTTACTTCCGGCTCACCAGCGCCGGACTGATCGGCGTGCTGAACTACAACGGCGTCGAAGTCCAGTCCGGCGTGCTGATGCTCGCCAACGCCTTCACGCTCAATGCAAACGTCCAGTTCAATATCGTCGTCAACCAGCGCAAGGCGACATTCTGGGCCGCCGGCCAACTGCTGGGCGAGATCGACGTACCCGCCGGCAACGGTCAACCCTTCATGAATTGCGCCCTGCCGGTCTCCATGCAATACCGCAACATCGGCACCGTTGTGGGCACGCCGATGCAGGTGCGGGTGGGCGAAGTGCACGTGGACCAGACCGACATCAGCGTGGTCAAGCCATGGAGCCACGTCATGGCCGCCATGGGCCAGACCGGCGCGCAGGGACAGGACGGCGGCACCATGGGCAGCACCGCGAAATACACGAACTCGCTGGCAGCGGGCGCGGGCGCGCTCATGGCCAACGCTACCGCCTTAGCCGAGTTTATTGGGCTTGGCGGGCAAGCAACGGCGCTGCCAACACTCGCGGTCGGGACGGACGGTATTCTATTTAGTTTTTATAATCCGCCGGGAGGAGTCACCCAGACGCCGCGCGTGCTCTACATCACCGGGCTGAAACTGCAGGGTTGCGTCACCACCGTCCTGGCGGGCAACGCAACCCCGGTAATATATGCGTTCGCCGCCTGTTTCGGCCATACAACCGTTTCGCTTGCCGCAGTTGACGCAGTTGCCACTAAAGGCCCGCGCCGCATCCCCATCGGCTTCGAGGTTTACCCGGCAGCAGCAGCAGTCGGAACGCTCGGCAGCGCCGGGCTGGAGATGAAATTCGACACCCCCATCGTGGTCAACCCAAACGAATTTTTCGCCATCAGCGCCAAGAACCTGGGAGACGTGACGACCTCGGGCGCGATCACGTTCCTGGCCGGGATAAATTCGTACTATGAATAAATGGGCCCTGGCATTCTGGGCGCTCTGGGCACTCTGTATGTCGGCCATTGGCTACGCGATTTTTGACGCATTTTAGTAGGAGCGGCGCCAACCCTCTCTCCAACTCTCTCCCAAAGGGAGAGAGAGCGATCGTCCCTTCCCCTTCAAGGGGAAGGTTAGGATGGGGATGGGAGTTGGCCGCGATAAATCGGCCCGAGGCGGGCCTCCAACAAAGGAAAAGAAATGAACGCACAAACCGAACTTGAAACCATGATCCCGCAGCCGGTTGAAATTGAAGTGGCCGGCAAGACCATCGCCCTCAAGCCCGTCACCATGCGCCAGCTTCAGCCCGCCATCAAGGCCGCGCTGCCCATTCTTCAGGCGATAAAATCCGGTGCGCTGGATATGGAAAAGCTCAAAGCCATGGACATGATGGCCTGGATCGAGGCCTATGCCGAGCACGGCGAAGCGCTGACCGAAATGGTGGCCTATCTGTCCGGCGTGAGCGTGGAGGAGCTGAACGACTGGACGCCGGACGAGGTGATCCTCGCCGCCGGCGCCGTGGTGCGGGTGAACACGTATTTTTTCGTATCTTTGGCGCGCCAGATACCGGGTGCGCCAGTGAAGGAAGCCCCCCCGACTGGGCCGAATCCTTCCAGCGACTGATAGCTGCGGGGCACACGCTGGCGGCCATACAGGACTACACGCTAGGCCAGTTCCACGGCTTCAGCGGTGCAATCGACAGGCTGGAAAACCAGCGTTACGCCGCGCTGCTGAACGTGATCACGGTAGGTGCGAGAGGGGATGGAAAGGCGGTGGAGAAGATGATGAATAGCCTTGTAGGTCGGGCTTAAGCCCGACATTGTCGGGATGAATCCCGACCTACCGGGTAAACGGGAACAGCAGAAACCTGGCTACACCCAGGCCGATGATCAGCAGCATCAGGCCAGTAAGGCCCAGGCTTTCCAGCCAGACAGCGCCAGCGATGGCGGTGGCAACGAATAAAATTTGTAACAGGGCGGGCATCGGACAATCATGGGCGAACTCGAATTAAGCGTCAAGCTGAAACTGGCAGCGGAACAGTTCGTCAGCGCCTTGTCTGGCGCAACGTCTCAGTTCAAGCAGGCCATGGGCGGCATGGAAGGCGCAGCAGCGCAAGCCGGGGACGGGATTGACGCGGCATTCAAGACGTTTGGAATCCGCTCCCTAAAAGCCATCGAGGCGGAAATATCGCAGGTTGAATCTGCGCTTGTCGGCCTGAAAAAATCAGGTGTAGGCATGGATGAAATCGCCCGTGCCACCGATGCCGCCACGGCCCGCGTCAAGGCGCTTAAAGCCGAAGCGGGAGAGCTGCCACCCGCTTTGACGAAAGCAGAGGTCGCCGCAAAAAACTTGGCAAGTGCTTTTGGCGCGTTAAATATCCGTTCCGGCGCCACCATCAAGGCCGAAGTTGACAAGATCAGGGCATCATTCGCCACATTGCGCGATTCTGACCTGGGCTTTGCCGACAAGGAACGCGCCTCTCTTGCGCTGAATACCCGGCTGCGCGAACTCGGCCGCGAGCTGGGCAGTGTATCCGGGCAGGCCAAGGCATCCGGCAGCGCCATGCAGCAGGCTGGGCAGTCCAGCCAGGCCATGTCGTCATCGCTGGCCCATGCCGGCCATATCATGGCTGAGTTGTACGTGGCCTGGGCCGCGCTCAACGGCGCTTTCCGCCTCTCGAAATCCATCCTTGACGCAGGCATCGGACTGGACAAGATCATGGCGCAGCTGCAGTTCGCTACCGGATCGGCAGCGGGCGCGGCAGGTGAAATGGCCTTCGTGCGTGCCGAAGCCGAGCGGCTGGGTATCGACGTGGGCGCAGCAGGTGCGGGTTTCGCCAAATTCGCCGCCTCGGTGCGGGGCAGCAGCCTGGAAGGGCAAAAAGCGCGTGAGGTATTCTCAGGCGTAGCCGATGCCGCCAAGGTAATGCAGCTTTCCGCCGACGAAACCAAGGGCATCTTCCTGGCGCTGTCGCAGATGATGGCCAAAGGCAAGGTGCAGGCCGAGGAATTCCGGGGCCAATTAGGCGATCGCCTGCCCATCGCCACCAGCGTGGCGGCCAAGGCGCTGGGCGTTACCACGGCGGAATTCAGCCGCATGCTGGATGCGGGCGAGCTGTTGTCCGAAGACTTCCTGCCCAAGTTCGCTGCCGCGCTCAAGGAAAATGTAGCTGGAGCGCTGCCAGCCGCCGTAAACACACTGGACGCGCAACTTGCCCGCCTTGGCAACTCCTGGACGTTGGCCATGCAGGAAATTGCCAAAAGCGGCGCCATGTCCGAGGTCGCCAAAATAGCGGAGGAGCTGGCGGCCAAAATCCGCGCCATGTCAGAATCCGGCGAGCTGCAAAAGTTCGGCAAAGAATTCGCCGACGCCATGAAAACCGCAGGCGAGGCCATCGTTGGCGTCACCACTTTCGTGGTGGAACATGCCGAAGCAATCAAGGGGCTGCTGTTTGTCTACGCCACCTTGCGCGGCCTGAGCTTCGCCAAAAGTATGGCCGAAATGGCCGCCGGGCTATTGAATGTGGCAGCCGCCGCCACGACAGCAACCGGCGCAGTCGGCGGGGTAAAAACCGCACTCGCCAGCCTCCCGGCGCGGGTATTCCTGCCTCTCACCGTCGCCGTGGTTGGAATCGAGATTTACCAGCAGCTGACCGGCTTTATCGATGATGTGATCAAGAAAAACCGCGAGCAGCAGGAAGCCTCGCGGGCTGCGGCAACGGCAGGATCGCAGGATGCAAAAAATCAGGCTGCGGCTTATGCCGATGCCAGCGCCGTCATGGATTCCATAAACGCCAAGTATTTCGCTGGCAGCGACCAAAGCGCCATGGCCACCAGCAAGATCATCGGCGATTTCCGCAAGCTGACGGCGGAGGCAAAAGGCACCGGACAGGCGCTTGACGAAATGGTCAAGAAGGTTAATTTCAGCGATCAGGGCAGCGTCAACAAGATGCTGGCCAGCATGGATACGCTCAAGCGCTCCGGCTTGGTGACGGGAAACGAAATACGCGATTCCATCGGCGGCGCGCTGGCCAAGCTGTCAACGAAGGATTTCATCGAATTCCAGAATGCAGCCGTCCGCGCTTTCGATGGCTCAGTGGAAGGGGCGCGCAAGCTGGCCATCGCACTGGATGCATCACTGTCGGCAGGTTTCAAAAAGCTGGGCGGTGACATCGACAAGTTCCGCAGCGGCATCGATCAGGCGACAAAAGATGCGATTGTCAGCTTCGACCTGATGGCGCAGAACGCGCAGGCATCCGGGCGCGAGATCGGAGAGGCTTTCAATCTTGCGCTCAAGACGGCAGACACCAGGCAGGAAGTAGAGGCGCTCGGCGCTTCCTTGAAAAAAGCCGCAGCGGATGGCGTGATTTCCGGCAAAGACCTGGAAGACGCCCAAACCCGCCTGCAAGCCAAGTTGCGCGAAACTGCCGGCCAGATCGATGGCGCCCTGGGTGACTCCTTCAAGCGCCTCGGCATCAAGTCAGCTGAAGCCATGAAAGGCGCATTCGACCAGCTGGTCATCGACTTCAACCGCATCAAGGAATCCGGCAAGGCCAGCGCCGAAGGCGTCGACGCCGCTTACCAGAAAATCAAATCCTCGGTCGTCGCCAGCATCCAGGCCATGACCACCGCCAGCCGCGAAGCGCTGCAAGCCGCCAAGGACCACACCAGCGCCGTGCAAGCCGGCGCGGAAGCCGTCAAATCGCAAGCCACGGCCATGACCGCATCGGCCAACGCGCAGAAAGCCGATGCCGAATATGCCCAGGCCAGCACCGAGGCCATGAAATCCGGCAGCGCGGCGGCGCGCGAAAAAGCCGATGCGCTGGGTATCGCCGCCCAGGCTGCCCATGCCGCCGCCGATGCCGCGCAAGCCGATGCCACCGCCTCGTGGGCAGCAGCCGAGGCGGCACGCGCCGAAGAGGCGGCCAAAAAAGCCATTGCCGCAGCCGCAGCCAATCCCAACGAATGGACCAAGCAAGCCGCAGTCGCCGCGCAGAATTTCGCCAACGAAACGGCACGCGGCGCAGAAGAAGCCAAACAGGCTGCCATCAATGCGCAGGCCGTCGCCGCTCAAATGAGCGCGGCAGCAAGCGCGGCTTCGGCCATGGCATCGGCTGTTTCTGCTGCATCAGCAGCCGGTGCGCATTACGCCAGCAATGCGGCCCTCGATGCCGGTTATTTCTCATCCGTGGCGGATGCAGCCAACGAGGCATGGCGGAAAACCACATCCGCCGTGCAGGGCTACATCGATGCGGCCAATTCTGCCGGGCAACAGACCGCCTACGTCGCCTCGCTGATGAAAAATATCATGAGCGGAGCGGCAGGCACGGGGGACGCGGCCACCAGTGCCATGCGGCAGCTCGAAAGCCAGTTACACGCAACGGCTGACGCAACCCGCCGCAACGAGGATGCAACCCGCGCGTGGCAATCCGCCATGGACAGCCTGATAAATTCAGCCGCCAGCCTCAAGGACGAACTGGACCGCGCCCTGGGTAACGACAAGGCCATCGAGGATCGCGCCTACGCAGAACGGAAGCGCGCGCTGAAGGAGCAGTACGACGCCGCCATGGGCGCGGCTGGCGGGGAAACAGACATGCGCGGCAAGGCCAATAATTCCCGGGCGGCGGCGGATGCCCGCACGGCCTATGCGAGCGCGATCAGCGATCTTGACAAGCTGCACAATATCAAGCTCAAGGACATCGCCGATGCCGCAAAAGCAAAATCAGTATCCGACCAGAAGAACCACCAGGACGAACTGGCGCGCATCGCCGAGGAAAAAGCCGCCCGCGAGACCGCCGACGTCATGAACCGATTAAGCCTTCCAAAGACGGATCAAACCACGTCGAGCGCCGGATCGCAGCTTGCCCAGGACGTGGCCGGCGGAGTGAGCGCGTCTTCCGCATCGTTGGGAGCTGGCGCCACCTACAACCAGACACTAAACATCACCACGACCAGCCTCTCGGGAGATGAAATCCGCCGCACGGTCGCCCCTACACTCAATAAAATGATGTCCGGATCACGATAATGACCTCCACCCAACGCTATCTCGCCAATAACCGCAACGTGCTGCTGAATGCGGCCCTGTCCGCCACCAGCGTGGCCACGATAGAAAACGCCGTGCTGGAACGCCCCCTGGCCCGCAGCGGATCGGCGCGCGTGGCATTGTCTGGCGCCTACACCGGCCACGAGGAGTCGCAGTACGAGATCGAGATAACGGACAACACCGTCGTCACTCCGCTCATCAGCCAGCCCATCTTCGCGGGCGCTGGGACGGGCGAAATATCCGGCATCTCATTCACCGGAACAGCCCAAACATTCACCGTTAAACTCGCTGATATGGGGCAGGTTTTAACGGCGGCCGGCACGGACATGGAGGGCGTCAGCATCGTCGCCAGAATTCCAGGCGCGAACGGCAACCTGATCCACCTCTCCGTCGACCAGTCCGGCCTGATATTCACCAACTCTGATTTCAGCCTGATCCAGGCACTAAAGATCGGCGCGGACGGCGAGGAAGGCCCTCAATTCGACTGGGACACCAGGATCATGGGCGCGGACAACCAGATTCCAGCCGATGCGCACCGGCTGGTGTTCGGCGACGATACCAGCACGGTTTACCGCCAGTACAAAAAATATCAGGCCGGCAAATGGCTCTACCATTTCGAGCCATCGATCAAATCGGCAGTCCCAGCCGGAACCAGGGTAAAGTTCGTCTCCGGCAGCCGCGCCGTCACGCTCACGGATGGCGTCACGACAGAAACCTACACCGGCATTGTCACACTCTACGACCTGCTTTCAGCGCTGCAAACCGCATCCGCGCTGGCAGCGGTTGACGGCGTGATAGCAAACGACCGCGCCCCCGGCGGCATGGCCGCGCGCGACCTGGTGACGCGTACCGACGCGCACGTCCTGCCATCAACCGGCAGCGGCAGCGCATCCGCTACCGGATTCGCCGCCACCTATGCGGGCGCCACCGCGTCCACCGAGCTGATCGAGGCGCGATGCTGGGCCGCAACCAGTCGCGACCACGTTAACGCGGGAATCGGGCGCGAAATCTGGGCGCTCAAGGGCAGCGTGTCGGGCGAGCTGGGCAACATCCTGTCCGGGGGGTTGTTCGCCGAACCCGGTGGAAAGTTCGGCCTCTCCATCCCATTAAAAACACCCGACGGATTCGGCCAGGCGCGCGGCAAATTCTCGGTAACTGGCATCCAGTACGCCCAGCGCGACGCGGGCGTGGAGCCGCCGCCGATCTGCATCGCCTCGATGGCGCTCGGGCCGGAATCGGCAGACCAGACCGTCACCCTAAAATACACCAAGCGCCCGGACGGGGCATGCGACTGCTCAAGCATGGCAGCGCCGGACCTGTCCACGGCATTCTGCTTAACCGGTCAAACAGGAGGCACCACCACCATGGCCTATTCGCCCGCGACATTAGTGCGGCTCACCAGCATGTACGACTGGGGAGCGGACACGGTCCGCGCCAACAGCCTGTACGAAAACGGCAAAGGAATCCCCGAGCCATTTATTACCGATTTGCTTCCCGCGTTGCGGGAGTTCGAGGCCAACTTGGCCGCGGTGGAAGGTATTGCCGTGGCCGAGGCCGGATGGGATACCGTTCTGGCTGAATTTAAGCTGGATATTGAGACGGAGATGGAGTCGGCCACGGCGCCAAGCGCATCAACCGGTAAAACAGGTATTACCACCGAGGTGGCTGGTGAGTACATCCCCAGCAGATCGTGGGTGGCGATGTTCCAGAACCCGGATTTAACCTGGTCAGTGAAATCCGCAATGGCCATGCCCGGGGCCGGGTTTGTCGAAACCGGCGCAGCGGCGCTTGCCCCGGTCAGTGTGCAGTGGACGGGAGAAATCGTCGTGCCAGAATCGCTGATGCAGCACACAAGATATTACACAGTGGTCGAGCTAACATACCCAGATGGGGAGTACCGCGAAGTAATTCCCATGCAGTTGTCGTCTGCACCATCCCCCGTCGGAGGCAGTTATCAGGGTAGTCCTGTGCTTAATATGTCAGTGGGCTACGGAAACGCTCTAGGAACGCTGACGATGACCATAAACGGCGGCGGAGCGACTTCATCAGCACCTAGCAAGGGAGGCATATCCATCATCAAGGAGCGCTACCGCTCCCGCATGGACTGGGTGCTGATTTCGGCGGGAATATCCCCATCGGGAAAAGCTGACGCTGGCACTGTCGCAGGTGGAGACGGTTGCTGGCGTGATAGTGGAGATGCATATTACTGGGAGGTCGTCGGCAGCAACAAAGGTAAATACGCCAGCGCTTTCAGTAATACCCCGTATTTTTCTTCTCAGGCGGTACCCGGAATTGCCGGTGCAACCCGGTCGACTCACGAGTTCGCATTCCAGATCAATATAAAATGCGAGGCCGGATTGCTGGTTGGAGACACGGTAAACCTGTCAATAGGCGATGCCGGGTGGCCATCCACCTACCAGGTGGGCGACAAGCTCTATCTGCCGGTGATCGCCGCGCAGGACCTTTATCTGGCAGGCGGAAAGGACGGCGACAACATCCAGACCTGGCACGTCGACGGCAGCGTGACAGGCGCATTCCCGGCCTACGCGCTCGATCTGGACGCGCCTGTGCCCTACAACCAGTCCGGCCTGCAATTTCAGATTGTGCCAGGAGGAATCCCGTTCGAGTCGGGAGACCTGTACAAATTTGCCGTCGAGGGCGGGCACTACCGCTGGAGAAAAAATGCCGCAGCCTGGTCGCTCCCATCCCCCCTGGGCGGGGGAGGGGCTGGGGGAGAGGGTCTATCAGACGGCCTGAGCGCATTTTTCACCACCGGCGCGGCCCCCAGCTTCGCCGCAGGAGACCTGTACCGCTTCCGCGCCCTTCAACCAGCGGCGCTGTCAAATGTGGTAAACCCGGACGTCGAGGCATGGCGCTGGTCTGGGTCGGGCGCAACCCTGACCGCCAATCTTGGCAGCATCAAGACCATTGATTGTGCCGCGATCGCCTTCCATACCTTGCCCAGCGGCAGCCTGGTGACGCTCCATGGCGGGATGGATGGGGTCACCTGGGACTGGGCCGAACCCCTCACCTGGCGCGCCGGCGTCATGGCCAAGCTGTTTGCCGACAAGACCGCCACCCACCTCAAGCTCGAAATCACCAACGCCACCGGCGGCACCATCGGCTGGTCCTGGGCCGGTCAGGCGCTCGCCACCGAACTCAGCGCCGAATGCCAGCTGCGACGCGATTACAGCGTCGAGCGCGGCACCGGACTCAACCCCTCCGCCGCCTTCCTCGGCGCGACCCGATCGGGAGAGATCGAATGGCAGCAAGGCGTCCTGAAAGATGCCGACCTGACCGGCCTGCTCGCCATGCTTGACCACCTCAAAACTAACGACGATGAGCCCATGATCCTCATCCCGCAAAGCACCCGTCCGGAAGAAGCCTGGCCCGTGCGCGTGCTGCTCGACGAAATCGACATGCCCGAGGACGGAGGCTACCAGCCCAACACCGGCAATGAGCGGCGTTATGGCATGAAGCTGTCGGTCAAGGGCGTGGTGGCCTGATGGACTACCCCGTCCTCGCCCTGGAACTAGACGGCTGCTGGCTGCGCTTCCACCGCCAAGGGGCAAGCGCCAGCGGTGCGTCCTACCCGCTGCTGGCCGAGATCGGCACGCTCAGAAGCACCGCGAGAGCCGCCCACCTGGAAGGCATCGGCGCGGGCGAAGCGCCCAATATCAGCGTGGTGCTAAACAACCCCAAGCGCCGCGCCTCGGATCTGATCGGCCTGCCATTGCGCCGCCGTGCACGCATTGAAAGCGGAACAGAAATCCTCTTTGAAGGGGTCGTCTCCGACATCCAATACGGCAACACCCTGACGCTGGAAATATCGGCATGACCGCCATGTAGATTGGGCTGAAAAGCCCAACAAACCCAATCCTTCAAAACCGGCCATCCAATGAACCTCCTCCTATCCGAAGACCTCCCGCTTAGAACCAGCGCCGCCCTGGGCGACTACACCGAGGATGCCATCCTGCCCGTGATCTACGGAGACCTCTCGCAATCCGCCGTCCCGCTGATCAAGCTCAGCGAAACCCAATACCTCGCCGCCGACCACCCGGCTACCGTCACCGCTGTATTTGTAGACGGCCAGGAAACCAAAGGTTGGGCCAGCAGCACCCAAACCGACATCACCGGCCACTCCTATTGCCAGATCACCCTGTCCGCGCCACCGGAACAAGGCGCGGAGATCACCGCAGCCCTGCAAGGCAAGCGCCACGCCGCGACCGGCGCATTGATCGCGCACCCGGCGGACGTATTGCAGGACCTGCTATCCCTGTCCGGAAAGGCATGGGACCTGTCCCGGCTAAAATCTGAACTCCCCGGCATCAGGATCGCCGGTCGCCTGGATAAATTGCAATCCGTCCGCGCCTGGCTGGACGAAATCACCAAATCATGCGGCGTAGTCTGGGCCGAACGCTTCGCCGCTGCCTATCCGTCCAGCGCCGGGGTATCAGTCGCCAGCCTGGACGCCAGAAGCGCTACAGTCACCAGCATCAGCGCCAGCATTCAGGACGCAGCAGACCGCCTGCAAATCGCCTTCGACTACCACCCAGCCAAGGGCGCCTACGCGCAATACATGGAACTCTCCGCCAAGCCCAGCCCATTCGGTGCAGCTGGCGCGCCCATGGCCAAGCTCGAAGCCCCCTGGCTGCGCCAGCCCGCCGATGCGCTGGCGCTCGGCAAACGCCTGCTGTCCCGCCTGGCCATGCAACGCGCCAGCATCGAAATCGAAACAGGCAAGGCCATAAGCGTGGGCGACTGGCTCACCCTGACGCACCCAGCTCTGCCGGTTGACGGCCCGCAAGCCCTGATGGCTCTCTCGCTGGAAACCCAACCCGGAAAACCCGGGCGCAGAATCAGCGGCGAAATCTCCTGGGGAGAAACGCCCATCATCACCCTAGACCACCATGCTAGAGCCATCAGGCCAAAAGACGACGGCGGCGTTGACGTGGCCTATCAAAACGGCATCGCCACATTCACCATCCTCGGGCCGGACGGCAAGCCCCTGCCCAATGCCCTGGTCGCGCTCGACAACGGCGCGCCGAAAAAGACCAATGCACAAGGTAAAGTCAGCTTCGAAGCCAAGCCGGGAAGCCATGTGATTGCGGTCGAAGCGGATGGCTACCTGCCGTTCGAGCTGGATGTGACGCTGTGAGCCGCCACGGCGTGATATACAAGCCCGGTGGCGCGATAGCAAAGCCGCTCGAAATCACTCTTAAAATGCAGCGTGTGAAGACTGTTGCGCCAGCCGTACCAGATGCGCCAGTCATCGCATGTCCAGTCATGCCGAATCTGACGGCAATCTGGTCTGGCCCGGACGGCTCCCCGTTATACAGCGAGCCGGGCATTCCGGCGTCAAACGTCGATGTGGCAATACAGCGCGTTTCAACATGGTGTGACAGCACGGCATCCTGCCTGACAGATAATTCAGGTGCGTTCCTGCAAATGGCAAGGATGGTCAATGCCGATGTGCAAGCGGCCGGAATCGCGGCCCCTCTTGTTATCGATCAGTCAAAATGTTCATGGGTAGCAACGTGGAATGGAGGCGGTGGGTCTCCGTTAATATCAATTGCTGGGTCGGCGCTGTCAGTCGCCTATAGTGATGGCGTCGGGCTTGGGGAATTAATTATTGATGCAGAATTCGACGGAACGGTAGTGTCTACGCTGACCCTGAATATTACCGGAAATGTTTCTGGTGGTTGCGCGTGATTTAAGTTGGTTATTAATTTTGCATCTGTGCAATTTTGTTGCATCTAACGCAAAATGTTTCTGTGCCATTTATCGCGCAAATCTGTTCCAAATATCGCGCGTCGTTACAGCATGGGGCTGACGCTGCCGCCCAGAAGCTCGCTCGAATTGTTGAGCATGAGTTCGTGGCCGATCGCTCGCTGGGCCTGGTGAGAGAATATGGCTTCGCGGCGAATGAAGCCGAATT